GGAGATTTAGAATTCTTAGCCCTAGAGACCATACCTTTGAGTTGAGCCTTTGTCTTATTTGAGTACCCAGATACTCCCATAGACTTAAGGACTTTTTTCAAATCATCTATTGTGACTGGTGATTTTGATGATACCATTTTTATATTATAATAAGATAATAATATAATATATTTTTTTATTTATTTATTTCGTTTATTGCATTCGTCAATAATTGAAGATTGGTTCCTTTAGTTGAAGTCGAAAATAAACCATCAACATATATGTGAAATACTGGGATAGTTTTTATTTTCTCTGGTATACCTTCAAGTTCTTGGTCTACATCTTCCTCGCAATATATGACTCCTTTAATATCATCGTTACACATTTTCCTATATTCAGGTGTTATTTTCTGACAAGGTCCACACCATACAGCGGAATACTTTATAACCACAATCCTATTATCTCTTATTAATTCATTTCGCTGTTTTTCCGTCTCGATATCGATAGGGACCTTTGTATTCTCAACACTCTTTCGTTTCACGTTTAGTGGTACAGCGAAATTCATTTTATAACATGATATTATCTTTTTAATTACATTTAAAATTTTTCACAAGTAGAATAAAATGGAAACAGAACAAATCGATATTTTATCATTGACGACTCCGCTAAATTATACCAAACTAGAAACGACAAAGACAACATGGATATGGTATTTAAAAGATCCAATGGGTGGTCTAAATGATATATTCAAACAATTAAAACCATCAACCGAAATTCCTTTTATATCCTGGAATGGTATTCATAAAATACATAGAGGGTTTAGTAGAATGACAGCCGACTGGATTAATGACGGTAACAAAACAATAGTCATCAAACATAAGAAGACTCAAAATGAGTTAGAAAACGTAAACAACGAAATCGACAAATATTATAATGAGATACAGGTACAGTTCGATCCTGCCAATGGTCTATTTGCCTTTATTGTAGATCTCGAAACACCTAATAAAACACAGAAAGATCAAACAAAGATACAAGAGGACGTTTCAAACAGTATGAAAGATTTTGTTTTCACTAAACTTGAACAGTCAGACGTGTCTGGTTTTATAAATATCGAGATATCAGATGTCAAAAAGTTCGTCCTATTAGATATGATAACCAACGACGAATTGATATCAAGTTATTTATCAATCGACGAAATATTGCAGACTAAGAAGACATTCCTTACCATAGGATTTCACAAAGATAAAAAGATAAAATCAGATGCTACGTTTACTTTCACGTTGACACAAAGCCCGGATAAGGATAAGGAGGGCTATCAGCGAGTAAAAATAAAGGGTCAACAAGAAATTGCGGATATAGATAACTTTATAGATGTGATTACACGTATATTCGCTTATTATAAAATCAAAGAACAATCTATAGTTGATTATTACGAAGGGTTCGATATTAGTTTACCACCCGTTGAAAAAGAAACAGTGAAAGATACTAAAGTAGGTAAAAAGTATAAAGGTGGAACCAGAAGTTGTCCTAAAGACCGTAAGATAACAAGTTTTGATGATCGAGAAACAGCGGAATTAAACATGATTAAGACAGACACTAATGGCAACACAATTACACCTGACCAGATATTGGAATTACCAGAAAATGGGGATGTGGACAAACCGAATAAATTCTATGCATGCGTAAGTAACCAAGATTCTCCTTATCCAGGATTTATCATGGGTAAACCAATACCGTGTTGTTTTAAATTACCTCAAAATAATAAAGTTAAACAGAATACTACTTCACAAAACTATATATCAGGAAAGAACAAAATTTTAAGTGACGGAAAAATAGGTAATATTCCAGACATAATGGCATTCATAAATAAGTTCAGGATTTTAGATAAATCTGTAAATAATGAGTTTTTCAGACGTGGTGTAGAGAACACTAGAAAGAGTCTATTTGATTGTGTAAGTTTTGCCATGAACAACGGACAGGTAATAGATGATGACCCATTATACGATTTAGAATTTAGTAAATACAGTCTAGCAAAGCAAGAGTTATATGACTATTGTGTTACCGATATATATAACCTAGCAAAGGACAAGACTAAAAATATTGACTACCGTTTTTTTGGCGCGATGATAGGTGAGATATATAAAGTAAACCTAGTTGTATTTTCGGAAAATGATATAGTCACGCCCCGTCATTCACATGGGTATTACAAAAGAACCAACTATTACCCAACCATTATATTATTTGAACAAACGGACCCAACAAGTGGTGGGGTTCGTTACGAAATAGTTTTTGAGGTTCGAAAGAAAATAGTTTTAGGTGTGAAAACTACAGACTATAATTACCTTTTCGATAATACAAGTCTAATTTCCAAACACGTAACATCTTTACTAGATGAAAAAACCAAATTCTCCGTAAACGACCGTATTGTTCAAAAATCCAACTTTAAAATACCTAATGGTTGGTCATTAACAAATCAATGCTTTGATAGTTATGGTAAAACAAGACTTATATACATAACTGACGACATAAGTGGTAGAACATTTGGACTCCAAACAAGCCCACTCCAACCGTACGATGTTCCGGATGTACAATCAAAAATTCTAAAACCATATGATGAAGAAAGTATAGAAACAATAACGAACATTATGCCTTTGATATTTGGACCCATTGAAATAGAAACTATTAGAAATACTAACGAAATGTCATTTAGTGATGGTAATGTGACGATCACTATCCCAACAAAGGAATTCAATTCTATCGAAAATTCACCAACAATGTCTAACACAAGTATGTCAGCATTTAGGGATTATATAAAACAACAGAGGACATCTAATTACGTGATAGAGAATGCCAAATGGTTATTCGTAAAATCGGGTATAGACGAAGTTGGAGATTTTGAGAATAGGATATTCGTTGATAAGTCATTCGTGTATCAAGGAATGACTAAAATGTTTTCTTTCGATTCTGGTGTATTTGATAAAGATGAACGTATAATCGTAACTTCTACAAATATTAAAATAAAATTATTGTACGTTCTTCGGAATACGAAACTACGGTTGGGAAACAAATTAGATATTTATAAAGAGTTAAAGTTTGTACCTAACTTCTACAAAAATATAACTGATTTTTTTGATGTATTTGCACAAACACCGGGAGATCCTACAAACGTATCTTGTTCATCCTATGACATATACAAAGGTGACAACATACTCAGTGGTTTGATAAAATAATAGAAAATGATTTTTTTTACTATATCTTATTGTAAAAAAATAAAATGCCAATCCGTGAAATACAAAGAGATATAAGAGTCCATCCAAAGAATTTATCAAACAGCCTAAACGCTCATTTACTCAACGAGATAACTAAACAATTACTAAACGAATGCACCTTGAAAAACGGGCATGTTATAAAAATTTTGGAAATTAAAGAGATATTAGATAACAAAATTGAGAATTCTAGTTCGGATATTGTATTAACCGTAGTTTTTCTAATCGATATATTCAAACCAACCGTTAATGCAATCGAAGACGGAGAAATAATAGGTGTGTATGGGGACGGTTTATTAGTTAATATTAAGAATGTACAAAAAGTATTAATACCTTCATCTACTTATACCGAAAAGTTCAAGATAGAGAAAAACATTTTAGTTTCGGTCGCCGGTAAAGAAACTCTTAAACTAGGTGACATAATAAGGATAAAACTCAAAGCAATCCGTTACAACGACCACCAGTTCAGTTGTATCGGGGAATTAACTTAAAGAAGCCGTTATATATAATAAAGATAAAATGTCATCTATCGAGTTATTAATTAAATTCAAAAATTTACTCCTCTCGTTTACAGACGAACTTATTGAGCGGTTTCCAAATGAGGCTGACTTCCTTGTTATGAGGATATTTATCGACACTCAGATACCGATTAAAACAATTATTGATAACTTTATCGAACAATTGAAAAAAGATAATATGAAACTTAGGGGTATAATTACTAACCGAAATGACTCCTTCTTTATCAACGAAAAACCTTTTAGTTTTATGTCAGATGAACGAAACAACAAACTAGGTACATTATGGCTTAGTGGTGTCTTAGATGATGAGGACAAAGGTGTTCTATGGTCATGGGTAGACTCTTTTGTGAAGTTAAGTGATAGATATTCGAAACTATAATTTTTTTATTCCTATAAAAAAATTAAGAGAAATCATCAGTCAAACAATCCATATTTTCAGATTTATGACATGTATATCTTGCAAGAGAGAAGAAGAAATCACTGAGTCTATTAATGTACTTAAAAATATTTGGATCAATACTTACTTCACTCAAATCAACAGGATTCCCTTTCTCATCTGTGATAATTGATAATTCATCCTGTAGACTCCACATTTTACGTTCTACCTTTCGAACCTGAGTACGGCACATGTGAATAGAAGCGTCGAGTTCTGTAACACCGGGTAAGATAAACTGGCTAAGTTTAGGACTTATACTATCATAATTATCTATTCGGTCCTCTAATTTAGAAACATCATCTATTGTTACTACTGGTAACTTCCGACCTCTTTTATCGATGGTTGAAATAATATCATTGATATCCTGAATTTTACATTGAGCCTCCCGAAGTACTCTGATACATAAATAGTTAGCGGAAGAGTGTCCACATGCGACACCAATGCGAGAGTTTAATTCATCTAATTCACCTAATACGTCAAATATGATGCAACTTTTATCAATACGTCTTCCGTCATTTAAAGATGTTTTACCACAATCACCAGTTCTAGTATATATTTTCATTGTTTTTTTATTTTTTACATATTATGTTAAAATAAAATTGATTTTAATTTTAGAAATAAATAATAAAATCAAAACATCATGTCTAACAACAGTATCAATACTCAAATTATCGATCTATCTAATGGATCCTATAACCCTATTAAGATGACCTTCTCTGAACCAGTTGCTGGTAGCGTCCCAGGAGGAGGACCATCTATTTCATTTCAACGCATTAATATCGGGACCAAGAACGCCGATGGCACCACAGGTGATCTTGTCCTTCAAACCAGCAAACTTTTCTCCTTCGGTGTCAGTGAGAATATTTCACCGGATACCAAGAAGGTAAACGGATGGACCATGCCCTTATGCCTATGGGGACGTGACGGACCTTCTCCAGTTGAGAAATCATGGACAGACTCTTTCGACGCAATTGTCGAAAAGTGTATTGACCATCTAATCGACAACAAGGAGGAGATCGACAAACTAGAACTAGAACGTAGCGACCTTAAGAAGTTTAACCCTCTTTACTGGAAGAAAGAGAAGAAAACTGTAGATGGTAAACAACAATTAGTAGTTGTTGAAGGCACCGGTCCGACACTATATTCCAAACTCATCTTCTCCAAGAAGAACAGTAAGTTTGTAACAAAGTTCTACGATGTTAACGACGAACCTATAGATCCTCTCGACCTAATCGGTAAATATTCTTATGTTACCGCTGCCATCAAGATCGAATCCATCTTCATCGGTAACAAGATCTCTTTACAGGTAAAGGTCTATGAGGCTGATGTTGAACCTCAACAAACTGGTAATAAGAGACTACTTGCCCGTCCAACAGCACAATCTAATGTTTCAACAGCACCATCTACATCGGCATCAGCATCCGATGTCATGGGAGATGAAGATTTCTCTGACGACGATGGGAGCATCGATTTAGGAAATCAACCAAAAGTTGAACCTAAACCAGTTGTTAGAGCAGTTACCAAGAGTGTGAGACGAGTTGTTGTCCCGAATAAAAAGTAAAAAAAGAAATAAATTAGAGATGTTTTAATATATAAAATATATTAAAATTTATCAGACAAACCTTTTACCCTGTATGAGTGTTTTTTGTATAGTAGTGTTATAAAAAGCACGTAATTGAGATTCCTGAGATACAGCCTCACCAACGAACCCTGTATTAGTTTGAAAAGTAACGTTATTTAATACTGGTTTAGGGGTTTCGGTAAAACCTTTTTTTTCTATTGTAGAACTACCTGTAAATTTATTTGTTCGAGGAAGTAAGTTGAGCATATTTACTATTATATATATATATATATTTTTTTATCTAAAAACACACCATCATTATTATAAATGCCGAATAATAAAATAATTCTTAAGAAACTAACAATTCTAGACACAATATGGCACCCCGAAACAAAACTTGTTTTCAAGTCTAGAAGTGAAAAAATCGTGACTGGTATGTATGTAGATAACGAGTTCGTACATTTAGATGACACTGCGATTGAATTGTGTGAAAAATGGGGATTTATAATGGACGAGTCTCTGTTCGAGACAGTCGATGAAAATACTAATAATGTTATTGAAGAGGTTACTAACGTTGTCGAACCTGAGATTGGTCTTGTAAATGAAGATATTGTCGAGACTAACAACAAACAAGATAAGGAAGACATTGGTGTTGTGCATGTAAATGAAGAGATTGTAGAGACTATCGAGTCCGATAAGGAAGAGATTGGTGTCAAGTCTACCCAAGAAGAAATTAATAATGTTCAAGAAGAGGTTGTCACTAATAACCTAGAAACATTGGACTCAAAATTATGTTGTGTTGTTAAAACTCTCAGTGAGGTAATTAGCCAAATTAAACAGGCTCATGATTTAGAGTTATCAAATTCAAAAAATGAGATTCTAAAACTTAAAGAGGCCTTATTGAGAATGACTGACGAGCGAGATAAGTTGGAATCGAAGTTTTCTGTTTTGAAGGGGTTACTTGGTTAAATACAGGTTTAAATATTTAATGACTAATATTAAATATGACAAGTGTATTTGTAGTAGTATATTATAACGTAGATGAGGTAAAGAACTCTGAAGTTATCGGGGTATATAAAGAGAAAAAACAGGCGATAGATGCATTGCTAAAGGCTGCTCATTATGACGACAAAGATGGGGTATTAAGACAATATAGGGTGATAACAAAAGACTACGAATCATTTGGAAAGTTGTATGAAAAAGTATCAACTGAAATGGAGTTAGTAGATTTCGACATCTATAGAATCGAAGAGATACGAGGTTAATTTTATTTTTGTTATATAAATAAAATATTTGTTAGTTTAGATTTTACATGCGTCTAGATTCATTTTCAATCCCATTATACCAGTGCCAGTATGTGAACGTTTTCCACATATTATAGAAGCACTGATACCCCTAGTTGGTTCTACCTCTCCTTGAGCCGCTGCGTTCAAAAAGTTGTCGAGAGATTCTTCGAACGATGCTTTTCCCATTGGACCACATTCATCTTGTTTGAGAGTGTAACGAGATATGGACGATATACTTCCCGAAAAAGTCATCCTGTCTACCAATAGTCTAGCATGGCATTCGTTAATTCCGTCCATAATACTCATAAACTCTTCCACTAAGAATGCTTTGGTCGCTTCGACCCCTAATGTCTCGTATATTTCCCATATATTATTAGAAGTTGTACGTGTCTCGTCGACACTAGGCAATGACATTATCTTTTGTAGAATATTCAACTTTCTAGGGTCTGAGTTGGTCGCATTTGTCTCTATAAACCATTCGTTTTTATCAACACTGTAGAAAATTTCTAAAATACCTTGTATTCCACATATAGGAATATTTGAGATGTTAGGTTCGACTACGTCTTCCATGTAAATTTCCATCGCATTTTCAGGTGTTATGTATGCGATGTTTTCTTCTACCTTACAAATGACATTTGTAGGGTCTACGTAAATATCTAACCTACCGTCACCCACTGGTGAGAACATACAATATAAATCATCATATTCGCTCTCAATCGCATCGCTTACCTGTTTTTGGGTTATCTTATACTCGAACATTTTCGGTACGTTTAACATTATAGTAACGCAACTTGATAGATCATCGAATTTACAAGGTTTTAAAATAAGAGATGGTTTAAACCAAGGTTCTTTATTTTTTATGTTTTGAACCGAGGTACACTTTGTAGTAAGGTCTTTGAGTGTGATACCTGTTATACTGTCACCTACTGTTTCACGGGTTTTCTTCACTGTATCGTTTCCATCATTGAAGAAAATTAAATGATTGACCATTTTTTGGTTTCGTGTTGCATTTAGCAACTCTTGGAATCTAGGTACTCCCTCAGTCATTGTCGTTTCACTTTGACCTGCTTTATGAAATGTGTTCAATGCTGTTTGGGTGTTTTTCTCGCCGATACTCTGTGCGCATATAACACCGACAGCCTCTCCAGGTTGGATTAAACTATCTTGATATACTCTAGATAATTCTGTTTTCAACTCGGGGATTATTTCAGGATTTACGAGTTGCCCACGTAATTGGACTCTAAATCTTTCTTTGTTACGTTCGCAAATAGATTTTGCGCATGCTAGTGGGATTCCTTTTTGTGGTTCTATGAAGTTAATAATATTCTCGATTTCATCGATTGTCAGTAGACGTGTCATAATGCATTATTTTATTGAAAATATAAATTATTTTCAATTTTATTGTTTTAAAATTTTTTAATTTTAAATAGTAATGGCTAAGTTTACAAGATTGGGAATCCAAGAGCACCACCGGTAACACGAATGATGTTATGGGAGATACCGTTGACAACAAGTTCCCATCCACTTCCAATACCAGCAGTATTGGCGAGGATGAGCGAAATGTTGGTAAGCATACCGTAATTGGTGGAACCACATGGGTCAATCTTCATTAAGTCAAGAGCATATGAGTAAAGATGAATTCCTGGTTCGCTTGTTGGGATGGCAGCGGCATGGTAGAAAGGTTGAATATGTGTGAAAAAGTTTGATGGGATTGAACCAAGACGAGTGGTATTCTCGTACAATAAGGTTACGTTATCGATTGGGGATTTTCTGTCATATACACCTGCAGCCTCAGAAACGACGTTTCTAGTGTGGTATCTAGAGAGTTGGTCACCTCCTGCTCCAGCTACACCGACACCGGTTTGGGCAGTTGCCAAGTCTTGCGCGGTGTTACGGAGACCGAACATGAGGGCTTTGATTCCATGGGAGAATCTGATATCGTATTGAGAGGTTCCATCGGTTGTGTAAGATGTAATTGGTTGTGCTTGCATTTGTTCGATGGCGATATCTCTGGTAGTGGCTCCCATAAGTGCTCTCTCTTCGTTGGTTACAACGGCATAGTTGGCCCATACACGTGCCTTTGATAATGAGAATGCAGCAGTATTGGTGTAAGTTGTTGCAGATGCGGCAACAATTTTGTCGGTTCCGTCTACATCGAATGCAGTTAATAGTTCGGCGGCGGTTCTCATGGTAAAGTTGATTCTCATGTCATTGTATGGAAGGGCAGCAGTTGGAAGCGAAATTCCGGACTCTCTAGAGAAGAAGAACGGAATAGGAAGACATAGTTTGTGAGCGACACTTGCGTCGAGTCCGTGGAGGAATACAGCGTCTTGTCCGTTGGCAGCTAAAGTTTTAACACCAGCACCGATCAAAGCATCATAACCAGCCTTCTTTGAGGCGTTGACGGAGAAGGCAGACCAAAAATCGAGTTGAGTAGAATCGATCTTCATAGCGACTAAGTCGTTGAAAGTGATGGTGACCTCCTTGACAAGGTTGTGCATGAAATTCTTACACCAGAAATTTCTAAATCCGGTTTGAGCGGTGACAACTGGGGTAGTGACTTCTAACCATGTTTGTAAAAGGTAATCGGCGGCACGTGAGATAGTAACTGACCAAGTGTTACCGAAATCGGCGGTTCCTGAAGCAGAAGCGAGGACAACTGGAACTTGTGAAAACCAAGTTGACTTGATGTGTTGTCTGACGAAGTAGGTGACAGCATCGTCTCCTCCGTATAAGTAGGTTTCAAGAGTATCGAGGGTGGCAAGATCGACAAATGCCGAAGTAACATTAGATGTATAAGATGACATGTTTTATTAAAGAGTAGAAAAATTTTTTAAATAATAATTTATTTTATGTTGAATGTGATATATTTAGGTTTTAAGATGTGTATATAAGCGACTAAAATAATAATGGCTTCTTTCGATATTCTAGAGATTGATACACGTATAAGAGAAGAATTATCTAGTCTAAATGTCAACAAGTATATTAAAATACGCGAGGAGATGTTGAAGGCTATCGATACAAAACATACACACCGTAATAAACGTATGGTCGATAAAATACAGAAAGAGATACATAGAATTGGGTTGTTGATAATTGACTTACAAAATAATTACAATATTAATTTTTATATAAGTGACACTGTTCATTATATAGAAGAATATAAACGTATCCTCAAATTACCCAAGAAAATGAACTTTCTAGGTAAAGTTATAGAGACCGACAATCAAGCAAAATATGAAATACTCAACAGTTATCTTAAATCTAGTGCTAAATACACTAATATAGCGCATGAGAGAATAGTACTTGATGTTAAATGTTTCAACTGCAATAAAAATCTAGAATATGAAATATTAGAAGATAGTTCATTTATATGTAGCAATTGCTCTTCGGAACAGGGATCATCTATAGTGGTATCATCTTTTTCTGATGCGGAACGAATCAATATCTCGTCTAAATATTCATACGATAGAAAGACGCATTTTCGAGAATGCGTCAGTCAATATCACGGAAAACAAAACGTTATTATACCTCATAAAGTTTACGATGATCTTAATAAAAGTTTTTTGTTTCATGGGTTGGTCGATGGTACAAATGACACGCCTCATATTGAAAGATATAAACGCGTTTCCAAAAAAGTCGTATTAATGTTCCTTAAAGAACTTGGATATTCTAAACAGTATGAGAATTTGAACCTTATTCATTCTGTGGTAACTGGTAGTAAACTAGACGATATAAGTCATTTGATTGATCTTATACTAGAAGATTTTGATGTTTTATCTGAATTGTATGACCGTAAATTTGCTCACGTTAGCCGAAAGAATTTCATAAACACCCAGTACGTATTATTCCAACTACTGCGTAAACATGGGCACGATTGTGATAAGGAAGATTTCACTAATTTAAAAACAGTAGATAGAAAATTCTTCCACGTGGAAATCATAAAAAAATTATTTCAAGATTTAGGATGGAATTATGTTTCTATATTCTAAAAATATATTCTATAATAAATGATGTATAAATATGCATTCGATAAATTTAAAAATATTCCGAGAAGTAAAAGTTATGAAATAATGGTGACTGGTTCAGTCGTCGTTCTACTCATAGTGGTGATATTTCGTTTTTTTACCTCCAATGAAGATCAAGACGGAACATGGACTCGTAAGAAATATTACGAATTATTACCCATCAGGGAAACAAGTGATTATAAACCAACTGATGGCGAGTTACGCGATAGCAAAGGAGAAATTGAATGTCGACGTGTCCTAAATAATATATTTGATAGACCTTTTCATAAAGATCGTCCACACTTTCTAAACAATCCTGTGACAGGAGGTAAACATAACCTAGAGTTGGATTGTGTAGATCATGAATTAAAAATAGCAGTAGAATATAACGGAATACAACACTATGAATTTATTCCTTTCTTCCATAAAACTAAACAACATTTTCAAGCGCAAATGTATAGAGACGACATGAAACGTAGAATGTGTAAAGATAAGGGTTATACACTAGTCGAAGTTCCGTATACTTTAGATATAAAAGATATTGATAATTTTATTAAAACAAAACTTAGCGAGGCAGGACGAATTTAAATTTTTCATACTATTTATGTATGAAAAAATATTCTTATAATTTATTCTTCCGTTAATGTATCTATTGTATCTAAAACTGTATCAAGTCTAGCAATAGTTTGCGGACAATTTGAATATGTCTCTCTTAAATTTACTATACCTTTTCTCGCATCGTCTATATATCGTTTCATTTCTACTTTTTTTTCTTTACTGGTTGAATTGTATAATTCAATTGCTCTGGTAATAATTAAAGCAACCTTTCTAATAGTTTCTTCCCTGTTATCTCCTCGATACCATCGTTTTAAAAATTCAGGAACATAAGTACCAGATTCAATATTAAGATAAGATTCTCTTGTTATTATTTTTTTATTTTGTTCTACTTTACTAAGTACTTTCAAGTTAATAATGATTTCTTGTCTATATTCTTCAATCAATAGGTGAGACATTCTATTAAATCGAGGTCAATATACGTTTAAGTAATTATTCAGCAGTTATGGTTTTACTTGACGGAACCCAAGTGAATTTCATTTTAACAGCCTGTTCCTTCGTTATTAGATTAGATTCAATCATATCTGACATGTTCTCGTTTGCCGATAGTTGTATTATTAGGTCTTCGGCTCTAAACTGACAACAGCTCTGTCTATTATACAACATAATTTCGTCTATCTTGTATTCCTTTCCTAAATCTACAAGAAACCATTCCTCTTCACCGTCCCTAGTGTGTGCGAAATCGTCCATCTTTCCATTTGTGAAATTTCCGTGTGGAAACTGTGTAACATTGTAATCAGATGAGGCTGTCACTGTTTTATTCAATGCGACATTATTTGCGCCTGAAATAACTTCAATTTCTGCTAAGTTCATCCAGTGACCACCAAGACTATCAAATTCTGGGTTTCTCTTTCGCCAAACCCTAACGTATCTGTACTTGACAATAGGTTTTCTAACCATAAATATAACTAGTCCCAAAACTATTAAAACCATAAATACTACAATAATAATTTTCATTCGATTTCCCATTTACTTTTTATTTTTATTTTTTTTACTTTCGAATTTACCAAAGAATTGTGCGAGACCAATAATTAGCACTGTTTTTATTATTAGCAGTCAAATTTCCAGAACCATCCCGAATACCACCACTGCGATTTAGGTAATTTTTCCGTCGGATTGGATCATTGTGTTGAGTGAAGTCTTTCATTGTCGCGTCACCAAAATGGATTTTTCTTTTATTTCCGTTTTTCATTACATAAACCATCCCCTTTTTAGTTATATTGTCACTCTTAACAGGTTTATAAAGAGGTTTTTCTGTAGACCAATCAGACGGTTGTTTCATTAGTTTAGGTGAGAATCCGCTAGATTTACCGCCTGACGGAAAGAAATTAGCGGTTTTCCACATAACCCTACCTTTCATATCTTTCTGTTTCTGTCTTGCTAACTTTATCAATGTTTCTTTTGTGTGTATCTTCAATAATTCTGGTATAGTCATGGGTGTTTTTGAATCAACCCTTTTTAGAGGTCTGCAAGCCTTTGTCTTTGTTTCACTGGAACCACATTCTACCTGTTTACCGTTTTTCAAATAAATTTCTACCTGGACCCATTGTTCTGTGTACCATCTAGAAATACCAGTTGTTTTACTAGGTTTTTTACCTGAATATGTACCTCCTTCTTTCTTGTATTGTCTTACAATCCATGAACTGGCGTAAAGACTTGGATAATGTTCAAATTTACGTTTGGCTTTTTCTTTGACTGAATTATAAAGTTTCGTATTCGTTGGTTTCGGGGATGTCATTTTTATTATACAGATAATAAAATATTTATTACAATGTTGATCAGTATATTGAATTTTTCATGATTTCTTTGGTACCGTTAGAAAATTCTATATGTAGTTCGTTGACATTGAAAAACGAAGGTTTTATATCGTAACCGTGCCAGTCGAAACAGGGCCCCATATATTCAAGTACGATATCGGTTATATTGTTACCAAGATCATCAGTAATTGTTTCAACCAGTTTTGGTCCTCTATGTGGTTTAATTAACATTTTGTATGATTTATTATTTATCTTGTATTCTAACTGGTAAAGATTTTTAGAAATT